CTACGTGCAGGTAATGATAGCTTAGGTAGAATCAAAGATTTCTTAGGATCAAACAATCCAGGCGCTGTTAAACAACTACATGACGAATTAGAAAAAGTAAAAAAGGCTCTAGATGGTTCACAAGACTTGGGTGATGCTGCTGAAAAGTTATCACAAGAATTTGAACGGTTAGAACAGATTGGACTTGACAAATTAGTTCCAAGTGAAGGTTTGGTATTCATGTATGATGGAAGACCATATAAATTCACAGGTGCATTTGCTCCAATCAACCAGATATTAGGTACGTTTAAGTTCGGTACTCCACAAGCACAAGAACCAACTTCCGCCGGTGGACAAGCTCCGGCGGCCGCCGACGGTGATCGGAACTTTATTAAACAATTTTATGCAGAAAAGATTCGTAATCCTCAAACGGGTAAAGACATTACAGTACAATCTGCATTAACATACGACAAATCACACCCAGCTTATAAAGCTGCAATTCAATTCCTATCTGGAAAGGTGGGCAAACAGGAAGGTTAAGGTTATGACATATAAAAACAAAGAATTGAAGAACGTACACAGAGGCGTACAGGAAACAATTCAAAAGAAAATGAACACTTATGCCAACAAAATCGTTGTTGGTCAGTATTCTGGCAAAAAAGAATACGTCGGAAAGGAAGGCGAGTTCTGGACCGATGACGAAAATCGTCAATGGATCATGAAAAATGGTATCAAACAAAGAATCTCACCCCTCCAAGCTGCTAAAACTCCGTGGTGGTGTCCTGTTTGTGAAAAGACTATGGACAATCTAGACGTTAGGGCGTGGAGAGTTCACGCTAAGTGTTATGATTGTGTTGCTAAAGAAGAGTCTAGAATGAAAATGGACGGTACGTGGAAGGATCATGAGAAGAAAGGTATACTAAATAATCAAATAGCATACCTAACTGATAAACTTATAGAGCTAACGTACTATCACGACACACTTTCTAACCCAGAATACATGACATTCGATGATGATACTGGTAGAATATTGATGGTTGATAAGTATCAGATACCACTAGAGAAGGTAAAAACTGACATTATGACAGAAGTGGTCAATATGAACAAACTTTTAACAGAAAAAGAAGAAGAATTAGCAGAGATACTGGAGTCAGAAAATGAAGAATAGAGTAAAAACCTTTGTTTCCACGAACCCAATGGAAGTCGCATTCGCTATTTGCTTAGTTATTGTTGCATTGGCGATAGGAAATTACGTTGGAGCGTTTGGAAAACAGACAGAAATTGATGAATATAAAGAAAAGGTGGAAGAATTTGAACAACGCGTTGAAGAAGTAATCACTTTTTCTGACAGTATACAACGACAGCAGAACATTTTGACAGATTCTATTGTTAATTTAGAACAAGAAAAAGAACAATCACAACAAGAAGCAGATAGATATAGAATTACTAGTACCAGATTGTCTCAAAAATTGGATAGTTTACGAACATCTATGGTAGATGTTGATTTAGATTCGGTTCCTCCTCCAGTAGTTGAGTATATTTCTTTATTAGAAACCCAAGTGGATACGTTAGAAGCTGAAGTTACTGCTCTACGAGGAGCATTAGATGTATCTAATTCACAAGTATTGGTGTGGGAAAGTAAATTCAACTTAGAAGCACAGAAATCGGACTCATTACAGGTGGTCATAAACACCTTTCCAACCGATGTTCCCGACCCAGATAGATTATTTGGGGTAATTCGACTACCTTCTAGAACTAGCTCGTTCTTAGTAGGTGGTGTTATGGGAGTTATTGGTGGAATTACACTCGCTTCAAACTTTTAAACTATGTCTCAAGATCTAAAAGAGATCATCAAACGAGAGTATACTAAATGTGCTCTTGATCCTGAGTACTTTTTAAGAAAATATGTGTACATTCAGGTACCAAATAAGGGTAGACAACTCTTCGATCTACACAGTTATCAAGCAGACACCCTACAAAAGTTCCAAGATCACCGATATAACATTGTTCTAAAGGGTAGACAGATTGGTATTTCCACACTAATCGCTGGCTATTCACTCTGGAGAATGTTATTCAAGAAAGATGAGCAGATATTGGTCATCGCTATTAAACAAGAGGTAGCTAAAAACCTAGTAACCAAGGTAAAGTTCATGCATGATCTATTGCCAACGTGGTTAAAAGGTATCCTGACCGAAGATAATAAGCTCACATTACGGTTTGCCAACGGCTCTGCTATCAAGGCAACAGCCACTAGAGAAGATTCTGGTCGTTCTGAGGCACTATCCCTACTGATTCTGGACGAGGCCGCCTTCATCGACAACGCAACTGAACTATGGACAGCCGCTCAAGCTACCTTATCTACTACTGGTGGTCAAGCAGTGCTTATTTCTACCCCTAATGGTATGGGTAATTTCTTCCATAAGACATGGATTGACTCAGAAGCCGGCGAAAATGACTTTGAAAGAACCCTGTTAGATTGGGAAGTTCACCCAGATCGTGACCAAGCATGGGCAGATGACCAACTAAGACAGATGGGCGAGATGAGATTCGCTCAAGAACATGGCGCTTCGTTCATCTTTTCGGGTAATACGGTCATCTCACCGGACATTATTGAGTTCTATAAACAGACTTATCAACAAGACCCCATACAAAAACGTGGATTCGATAGTAATATATGGGTATGGCAACAGCCGGACTACACCAAATTCTATATTGTAGCCGCTGACGTTGCTCGTGGAGACGGATCTGACTACTCTACGTTCCATGTTATCGACGTTGAAGCCTCCGAACAGGTCGCAGAGTACAAGGGTAAGATCAGTCCAAAGGACTTTGGTAACCTTTTGGTCGCTATTGCCACCGAATATAACGATGCCATCATCATTCCAGACAATGCAAACATTGGATGGGCGTCAATTCAACAAATTATTGACCGCGAATACAAAAATCTCTTCTATATGAGTAACGATATGAAGTATGTAGACACCATGCACCAGATGAATGGTCGATATTACGCTGAAGAGAAGAAAATGGTCCCCGGTTTTACCATTTCTCAACGTACAAGACCACTTTTGATCGCTAAATTGGAATCTTACATGAGAGAACAGTCAATTACCATCCATTCTAGTCGTATGTTGACCGAATTGGAGACGTTCATTTGGAAAAACAGTAAGGCAGAGGCCCTAGACGGTTATAACGACGATTTAACCCTTGCATTGGCCATTGGGTTGTGGGTTAGAGACACCGCATTACGACTTAGACAGGAAGGAATTGAGCTAAACAAGCAAATGTTGAATAATATCAGCGGCCACCAGACGAAAGCAGTATTTACGTCGAAAGATTTCAATCCAGAAGATACTTGGAAGATTCCACTTGGTCAAGATGGTGACGAGGACATACGTTGGTTACTCGGATGATGAGAATACTTATATAAAACAAAGTTACGTAAATTTAATTTAAGGTAAATGACATGAACAGGGAAACTTTAATCTCCATCATTCAAGAAGAAATTGAAGATGTCATGAAAGAACGTGAAATGACTTCTGGACAAGAAGATAAAAAAGAACGAATCGTAAAAGATTTAAAAGCAAAAATTCCTTATCTAAAAAAGAAGTACGGTGATCGTTGGAAAGCTGTGATGTATGCTGTTGCTACTAAAGCTGCATTAAAAGACATGACAGAAAAATTAGACCCCGTTGGTCAGGAAGACGACGATATTGATAATGACGGCGACAGCGATGATTCTGACGATTATTTAAAAAATCGTAGAAAGGCAGTATCAAAAGCTATGAAAGAATCAGATGATATGTCTGACAAAGAAGTCGATAATAGAGAAAAGATTGCTGATCGTTTAATGAAAAAGAAAGCTGATTTCAAAAAACGTTATGGTGATAATTGGGAAGATGTACTATATGCTACCGCCACTAAATTAGCTATGAGTGGTGATACTGGAGAAGAAGAAAATGATTAAATTAGGTGACCTTTTAAACGAAGATCATAAAGAAACCCTTCATAAAGGAAAGTCAAAGTCTGGTCTAGATTGGGATGCTGATAAAGATAATCCTGAAGAAGACTTATCTAAGTTAGAAAACACACTTGAGGGTGATGACTTAATAGAAATGTATGAGGGTGACCTTGACGATAGGCCAATAAAGTCTTATATTATGTCTATACATAAAATGGCTGCTGAACTCTACAACGTCATGGAAGACACTGACGACCCAGAAGAATGGGTAATGGAAAAAGCAAAAACTTGTAGTGAACTACTAAACGCGGTTCATGGACACGTAACTTATTCCAAAAACAAAGCGGAAGAATTAAATACTAGTGCTCGTGATGAAATTAGAGAAAGAGGCTGGTAGCCAATAACTAACCGGATTGACATATGGCAGACAGATCTGTATTTAAAAGACTAAAAAGATTATTCTCAACCCAAGCAGTAATTAGAAATATCGGTGGTAAAAAACTTAAAGTTTCTGATACTTCTAAAACACAATCATATGGTACGAGAAATTTAATTGACCGCTACAGTAGGGTATATAGTGGTGGTCAATATGGGTATTCTGCCCAAAGTAATTATGATATGTATTCTAGCTTTCAACAAGCTAGATTACAATTATTTCGTGATTATGATTTGATGGACGCAGACCCAATCATTGCATCTGTACTTGATATTTACGCTGACGAATCAACGGTCAAAGATGAGTTCGGTCAAATCCTTACCATTAGTTCAGAAAATGATCAAATACAAGAAATACTAACTAATCTGTTTTATGACATATTAAACATTGAATTTAATCTCTGGCCTTGGACACGTAATATGTGCAAGTACGGAGATTTCTTTTTGTATTTAATGATTGATCCAGAATATGGAATCATGAATGTGGCTCCACTTTCTGTTTACGAAACCACTAGAATTGAAGGTGACCTAGAAAGTGGTAATCCATTCGCAGTGAGTTTTCACGTAGATCGTGAGCTGTCATTTGTTGCAGAGCCCGATAAGAAAGATTTTGAAAATTATGAAATCGCTCACTTCCGTCTCCTCTCCGATTCCAACTTCCTACCATACGGAAAATCTATGGTCGAGAATGGTCGTAGAATTCATAAGCAGTTAAGACTTATGGAAGACGCAATGCTTATTCATAGAATTACTCGTGCTCCCGATAAAAGAGTATTTAAGGTAGATGTGGGTAACATTCCACCAGCAGAAATTGACAACTACATGGAACGTATTATCAACGGTGTAAAACGTTCCCCGCTAGTTGATCAACAAACTGGTGAATATAACATGAAGTATAATATTCAAAACATCTTAGAAGATTATTATTTTCCGGTACGCGGGAAAGACGCAGGAACTGAAGTTGATAACCTAAGTGGTCTTCAGTTTAATGCTATTGAAGATATTGAATACCTTCTCCATAAACTAATGGCAGCGTTCAAAGTACCTAAGTCTTTTATTGGATACGAAGAAGACACAGGTGGTAAAGCTACATTAGCAGCTCAGGACGTTAGGTTCGCAAGAACAATTGAACGTGTTCAAAGAATTATGGTCAGTGAATTGAATAAGATTGCTATTGTTCATCTATATACATTGGGATATCGTGATGAAGAATTGGTAGATTTCAGTCTGTCGCTAACCAACCCATCAATGGTTTACGAATTAGAGAAATTGAATCTTTGGAAAGAAAAGGCTGCTCTTGCTGATCAATTAGTTCAGGGTAGATTTATGTCTAGAGAGTGGGTCTATAAAAATGTATTTGATGTTAATGAAGAAGATATTATCATCGAACAATCTAATGTTATTGACGATGCTAAGTTCGAGGGTCAGGTACAGAAAGTAACTCAAGATACCATACAACCCCCAGAACCTATGGACCAAGAAGCAGCTCCACCGGGAGGCGGTCCACCAGTTGAAGAAAATGAAGAAGATTTTTATGACGCTGAAAAAAGTTTAGATGATATTGAACGAATTGCTAAAAAACCTAAAATGGGTAGGCCGCCTGAAGGACATAAATATGGTTCGGACAAGGATAAATTAGGTCGCGATCCCCTTGGATATAAAGAAATATTGGGTGCTATGGATGTGTTGCCTAAAAATAAAAAGAGCGGCAGATCATTTGTCTCGCCCGGATTACGTGAATCTCTCAAGGATTTAGATTTAAATTTAGATTCCGATGATAGTGATTTATTGAAAGATTAATGTTTTGGTAATGATGGATAATATTTAATATATAGACTTAGTGTAGGATGCATATGAGTATAAAACATAGTAAATACAAAAATACTGGTATTTTATTTGAGCTATTAACCAGGCAAATTGCTCAGGACATTTTAGCGGGTACTAAAAATTCTCGAGCTATCCCTATTGTAGAACGATATTTTAACAAGCATAGAGAGTTGGGAAAAGAACTAATTCTATATCGTTCATTTTTCAGTGGCAAGAAATTAACTGAAACTCGTGCATTAGATTACATTAATGTTTTAGTAG